GTTTCGGATAGTAAGCAATTCTCTGACTACCGCCTTTATCTTTACATTGAGAACGTCTGCAAGAACTTCCGTTCCGCTTGCCGTTAACTCTGCCGTAAGGTCTGTATTCAGTTCAGATTCAAAAGCGGATGTATCAATCATTACTTACTCCGATTCTTCAAAAAGTCTGTCGCCAAGGATTCTTTTAAGTTCAGCTCCCGACTTTGCGTTTGCTCCCTTAATGCCCTGTTTCTCGGCGTAGGCTCTCACTTCCGAAACGTTCATCTTCATAATCTCGCTTCTTGTGAGCTTCTTTTCTTCGGGCTTTTCCTCAACTTTAACTTCGGGCTTTGCTTCTTCAATAACAGGCTTTGGGGCAACCTCTTGGGTTGCGCCCGCCGCCTTGTTGTTTTCGTAATGCCTACGCAATAGCATACTCAATATGCCACCTCATCAAGACTTCTTAATCATGATAGCCTTTGAAGGGTCATACAGGTATGTAGCAAAGTGCTTTGAAGCCGAGAATACGTTCGTGAACTTAAGAATGTCACGGTCTGCCTCAACAACCGTACCTCTCTTGATGAAGATACGCAGTGCGTTCGGCTTAACAATGTAAATGTTCTTGGAAGTCTTAAGCTTGTTAGATACGATGACCTGACAACCCTGATACTCACCAACAACACCCTTGATAGCAACACCTGCTGCAAGCTCCGAAGCGGGAACCCACTGATTCGTGTTCTTTCTCATAGCGGTATAAACGGCAGGTGAAACGATAACAACCTTCTCACCGTCAATATCCTCACCGAACTTCTCAAGAGCATCTGCGATGTCTGTATCTGTCGGGTCGGAAGCCACAAGGTGTGTCATCGCAAGAGGAATAGAGGTTGCAAGAGTATTCAGTACCTCGTTGTCTTCCTGCGATGCGATTGAAAGCGCAAGCTGACTTGTAACTTCGCCTACTGTATCGCCATAAGCGGAAAGCAGTGCTTCGTCAGATACTTCAACTGCCTTTGCAATCTTATGAACAGATACGGTAAGAGCAGTAGCCGTAAGCTGGTCGGGTGTAAGCGCACTAGCTTCCAAAAGTGTAGATGCGTCGCCGATATACGTGTACGCAGGAAGACTTATTGTCGAGCCTGCGGTGTTTTCCAACGTCCCGTCTATCGTTGCAAGAGGTGCGAACTTCATCGCGTCAACGAGTTTCTTCTCGATGTAATCGCCCATTACTTCGGGGTCTACGAGATTCTGTAACTTGGTAATAGCCATTGTTTTTTTCTCCTTTACTTGAATTTGTTATAGGTTTCGGGGTCTTTGTTTTTCAGCTCAACCCGTTCCTTGTAGCCCAAACTATCGAACTTTTCCTGTGTCATGGTTGAAGAAGAACCACCGCCTTGTGGCTTGGGTATCGTCTTGAGAAGTTCTGACTTCTCGCCTGCAACCTTGTTATCAACAAGCTTTCCGATAACGCCAAACAAAGCGTCATAATCTTGCTCAATCAAGGCTCTTGCTCCCTCACTCGCCAAATCAGCATCGCAACCGCTTTGGATAAACCTACGCTCTGCGCCGACAATTTCGCGTTCCTTCAAGAGCATCGCGTTTTGCTCCTTGATTTCCTCAATCTCTTTTCGCTCAAGTTCCTCGGCGGTCATACGCTCACGTTCACGTTTGGTCATATCCCCAAGTTCCTTGAGTTTTACGTCCATTGTGTTCTTGAGCTTCCCGTACTTTTTCTCCGATTCAGCAAGTGCGCTATCCTTTTCAGACAGTTTCTTTTCGAGTTCCGCTATGCGTTCCTCTGCACTTACACTTGCGCCATCGTCAGCACCGTCTGCACCGTCTGCGCCGCCCTCTCCCTCTGCGAAATTCTGCAAATTGAGTTTGAGTAGTTCTTTTACTTCTGCCATATTCAATTACCTTTCCCTTTCCGTGTTTTTAATGTGCTTCTCTGCACGAAACCTTGTGAATTGTTTAGGGTACTTTCTCTAGCACCTTTATTTGAATCACCCTTACGGTGTGTTTCACTTGTACTCGATTGAGCAACGGCAATTTACAAGCTCGCTTGCTGCGGGTTCGTACATGGTGTCCTTGGGAAACCGCATCAATGAATCGCCAACTAAAAAAAGACCGTCTATATCGACCGTCTTTCCCTCAACGAGTGTGTGCGTTAACCGCACCTTGTCATCTAATTCAGTTATCCAAGTCTTCTTGGTTTTCCCTTCCGACTTGGCTTTCTTGTAATCTTCGTAGTTGTAAAGCGCGTTCGCTTCATTCTCCGCAATAATCATTGCCCGTTCGCGGGAAGTCCAATAATCGCTTTCCGTATCGTCATCATCCTCGGCGTGCCGTTCCGTGGCATCCATCACTTCATCTATGACACTATCTATGTGTTCCTCAAGATAGGGGTCAATTTTTGAGTGCTTGGCGATAACGTTTGTAAGACGCTTCTTTGCTTCCTGCCTTACATCATCCGTGGGCAGTTCTTCTGCGGTTCGGATTGCCCAATACGCAAACACGTATAACATGACGCTTTCAATCTGTCTTGCAAGTTCTATGCGCTGATACTTCTGTTCGGGTGTTATAAACATTTCCCCAAAGTATCTGTAATACGGAATAGCCAACGCCTTTTTTGACTTCTTAACGTTTTTTCCATTAAGCACGTTAAGATTGTCAAATTTAAGCGTTGTTGTTGCCATTGTCTTCACCTACGGTGGATTCTGTTACGTCAATGCCTGCGTTTGTGCTATCTACGTTTACAAGATTTTCAGCCTTTTCTTTATTCTCAAACAGAACCTTGTCAACACGTCCTACGGAATCGTGGTAAACCGTCTCAACGTCATTGAACAGGTCAACCGTCCTCATAGCGTGTAACGGTTCAACACCGATATTGACAAGCGTTGCAAGAGCATTAGTTCTGCTTGCAAGGTCATACGTTCTGTCTCGGCTAAACTCTATGTCAATGTATCTTGTCTCAAGTTCCTTTACGTCACTATCAACGTCTTTAGCTAGCTTGCAGATACGCAGGATTATTTCAACCACTTGCAGCATCGAACGGCTATACATACTTTCCATCGCCTTTGCGCGACTTTCTGCCTGCTCATATCCGTTAGACAGATACATAGCACTGCCTGTGTTGCCACCCGATGACTTCTCACGGCTAGGAACTCCGCAAATCTGCAAAATCTGCTTGTAGAGATAGTCAACGTAAGTCTGTGTTTCGTTCTGATTGAGCGTCTGCGTAAGGTAAACAACCTTTGCGTCTGCTCCGTTACCAACGCTCTTTGTCTGCAAGATACCGCCGCCCGATTTAAGCTCTTTCTTGGCATCTTCGGAAAGTTCCGCGTTATGCAGCCAAAGGATTGATTGAACGAACTGCTCTATATCATCAACTCGGTTAGAGTTAATCGCGTTTATCGCGTCCATGAGAGGGATTGCTTTTTCAAAGCACCCTGCATAGTCATTGTTTGCGGCGAACTCAATAATGGGAATCATGCGAAGAACGTTAGGGGTTTTCTTGATTCCCGCCTTTGTTGCGCCATCTACGTTCATCCCGAACTCATAGATAACGTCATTTGTGTATGCCACAACACGCTTTGTGCCGTTCTGCATCACGCTATATGTGACCGCCACCATGGGTCGCTCATAAGCATCATTGGAATAAACAATAAACGTGTTTCTAGGGTCAAGAACGAGCAGGTCAAACGGGGAAGTCCCTGTCTGCACGTCTTTAGGTAAAACCATCGCGTATGCCACGCCGCAAATGTGGAAGTTGCGGAAAAGCTCAATGTCTTTTGCCTGCTTGTTTTCCTCGGCTAGCATTTCGTTGATTTTCAAGATACGCTTGTCGGAGTGCTTTAATTCTGCGTTTACGCTCCTTGCGACAAGGTTAATCGGATTTCCTGCTTGATAACCAACCGTGAAATCAACAACCTCGCTTGCGTGATTCTCTACAACCACGTTGCAAATGTCGGGTCTTATCTGCTTTTCACGGTCTAAAATTGGCTGCAACCCACGCTCATACTTGAACAGGTAATTCATCTGACTACGATTTGTTGCGTGGTCAGTAGTCATCGCAAAATTTACGATTGCCGCAATATTCTTGTCCGTTACCTTGGTCTCGTCAGTATGGATTTTTTTGCGCCCTGTCAGTGTGCCTATGGGTACTACAAGAGGTGCTTTGGAATTTTCGTTCGTTACTTTCGCCATATTTTCTCGCAAAGAAAAAAGCACAAGCATTTCGCCTGCGCTTAATCACAAAAAACCAAAATGACAATCAAAAAGTCTTTCGCCCTAGTTCATCGAACTTAACATAACACAACATATTGTGGCGCACAATGTCCCAAAGTGTTCCATTTTGTTCCAAAGTGTTCCAAAATGTTCCAACTTTTCAAAAAGACTTGACACGTTTGTATGTTTTTCCATATTTTTTCTCAAATTCTGCAAGGGCATTGTCTCGGATTCGGTATGCCGTTGACCGTGAAACATTCAAGTCCTTGGTTATCTCATTCATGCTCTGATTCATCGCATAACGGCGGTAGACGTAAGCAGGTGCAAAATCCCCTGTCAAGGTGTCCACTTGAGACTTGATGACAAGGTATTCTTCAACATATCCCTTAATTTCCCCATCTAAATCCGCAACTTTTGACAAAATATCCCCTAATTTGTCTTTTGCAGACGTTTGAACCCTGTCTCCGTCTGTCGGTGCGACTATATTTAACGCTTTTTCGCGCTCAAGCTGCTTTACTTCACTTTTGCTCTGTATGGTGTTCAGTAACCAATACATCCGCTTTAGGTATCTTTCCGTTGTCATATTCTCC